GGCACCATCGAAATAGCAGAGGTAAACAGCCACGTTAGGGGGCCGATGATAAGACAGATTAATAGTAGTGTTGTTATTCGCTGCATTGTTATCCTTTAAAAATTGATAAGTTATGCATGGCCGCAACTTTGCAAAGTTGGTCTAATACCTGGTTCTCTGCCCGCGTGGAGCGGGCGGCTATCTACATTCATGTGTTGAAATAGCATCGAATGATGGTAGCATTGCCCCACAGCTTACGCACTTGATAACTACGCCGCCCGGTTTATCTGATAGAAGCGGGTCTGGCGGGCAGAGAACGGGGGCGAGTTGAGAACCTGTCCCCTCGAAAGCCGAGTCTGCCTGTGAGGCGGGCAGAGAACCTCTCGTTCGAGGGGACGAGGGGCTTTCGTTCGGCTCAGGCTTATGAACTTTTACGTTACCAGTGCAGGTTACTTCTTCGCATATACCATCTTTATTCTGAGCACAGAAATCGTATTCGCATTTCTCGTTCATAATCCTGATCCTCTCTTTCGCCCCTCAACTCGCCCCCGTTATACTTCGCAAGCGTCCAAAAAACGCTTTATCAATTCCATTACGCGAGAATCGCCGCCCGCCCTGCGGTCTTCATATCTCGATTGGCTGTAATGCTCATCCGCGCCATGACGGCCCTTTGTGTACCGTAGTTCATTCGGCTTTCCCGGTACGTCTTCAAATCCGCTACAGCCCCACCATGTTGGTTTCCCTCCGCCGATTGCCTGAATTGTAAGCGATTTTCCACAGACCCGGCACGGCGGAATTTCTGACGGCCGATATCGCTCTGTCAATACCTGAATGAGTTCGGCATCTGAATATTCATGAGCTTCTTTGTATTCCACGATTCACCCCCTGCGAATGATAACCAGCCGGGTCCACAACGACGCGGGGAAGCGCCGCGTGTGACCCGCGTGTTAAATCCCCGCGCTATCCCTCAACCGTTTTTTTAGTGCATCAATAGCCTGTTCGCAGCGTTCCATGTAATTGACAAGGTTTTCTCTCTGTGATTTGTGTTCTTTGAGAATGAAAAGGTAATTTACTACAGGGGTAGGGCCATTAAAAATTATGTGCTGCAATTCTGCTCTTTGATCTTTTGTCAGTGGCCGGGAAAGTTGTTGCTTGCAAAAATCGTGGGATTCTGAGTCAGGATGAGATGTTTCCCATTCGATCCATTCTACACAAGGGCCATTCTGGCTGCAATTCTCGTTATCTAATCGGCTGCAAGACATTTTACCTCCTCCTTAAACATTGCTCGCACGAGACTTCTTTTTTATTTGGCGCATTCCAACTAGCAGATACGGCTATCCGCTTTTTCACATGTCCGCATAGGGTTATGCAATAATTACGGTCTATGTTGCGAGATAGTTTGCACATAAGATTTAAAGTTTGCCGCCTATCATTTCACGGCTGATGGGTTAACAAGCTGTAGCGGGGGAGGAACCGCTAAATTTGGAGCCGGGTGCAGGACTCGAACCTGCGCCTTGTCGTTTCTCCCTACCAACTGGGCGAACCCGGCATATTTTTGGTGGCCGCCCTACCCTCATGTCGTGCACATGCTGTTGAGGTCGTCGGGCGGCCATGTGTTATAAAATATCAGTCTCCGTGCGTTCTGCGCTCACAAGGTCGAAGTCCCGATAAGCCCAATAAATCCGCTTGCCGTGCGTCTTGCTCTCTTCGTCATCGTCGATGAATGAAAAATCCTTGAACTCGTGTTTAAGGGCCTTCTTAAATGCTTGATCGAAGCTGTTTGCGCCGATCTTGCAATCCCGTTTTTCGGTATCAACAAATTCGGTTTCTTTGCCCTTGATTGAACCAGAATATGACGTTGCTTGAACTTTCATTTTATAGATGTTCATTATTCCCTCCTTATAGTTAAGAAATTTATAAATTCCACAAAAACCACGCGATCATATATAGCAGTGTCCATGCGGTAACTCCGAGAGCCCCGCCGAGAATGCAACCCTTGAAAAATCTTATGCCGTCATCATTAAGTTTTTCATTCATTGTGTTGACCTTGTCTTACCAACTTTAGTTTTTCTCAAGGTTAAAAAAAAGAGGCTTACTTCTTTTTAATAAGCGCCTTCATCAGCTTCAAATTTTCCGCTTCCTTCTTGATCTGCTTTTCTTTCTCGTCGATCTTGGCTTGCAGTCTTTCCATATCAGAAGGGGCTGGATAGATGTTAAATGCAGTCATAAGCTTTTCATCGAGGGACCAGGACACAAGCGCCGGGAGAAGATCCACCGGAAAGTGCTGTTCTCCCCCGATGTAGCGGTACAGGGATCTTGCGCCCAGTTCGTAAGGCTTTCCAGTAAATGGATTTATGCGTGTTGTAAGAAATTCCAAGAAAGAATTGACGCGGCCAGATTCCTGTAGCTCATCCCCATAAATGAAGATGCGTTGCAGGTGCCCGCTGATCCCCTCGTTGTTTTTCAGTTGAGCCAAGGTTTTCCCCTTTTGCAACCTTCTGTGTGACGCAAAACTCCGCTTTTACGACAAATCACATTTCCGACCAGGACAAATTAAAAGCCCAAGTATTGAAAAAAAATGAATTTCCTACTTAGGCTTTATTTGCTACCTTACGCTTATGAACAGTGTTCAACTCAGGATGTGCGGCAAGAGCAAGGGCCTTTATCTTCGGACGCACAAAATCAATTGGCTTTCTTCCGGTGAGCGCCGCCATGTCCTTAGCCAAAAGCAAATTATCTGTATATTTGCGGTTATGCCGAATGTGAGAGATTAAAGTTTCGTGGACTTCATATTTGTTTGCGAGTTCTATTGCTTTCATAGTATGAGTATAAAGCATAGTTGAACCATTTGTCAAGATTTTTCTCAAGTGTAGTTGATTGTTAAAACATAAAGGAAACAATATGATACTATTAATGAACAAAACAAAAACAAAAGCAGTAACCCCGGAAGAAAAAAAATTCAACGACGACTTCGGGCGCAGGGTCCGGGCTCGGCGCGATGAAAAGGGGATTACTTCGGAGAAACTTGCAGAAGAATCAGGTATCAGCTTTCAATGGGTAAGCGCCATTGAGAACAGCAAGGCCAAGCGTGGAGTATCTCTTTATGTAGCTCACCGGATCGCCCGATCCTTGGGGACCACCATAGAAGACCTGATTGGCCAGGAGTTAAACATTGATGAAGACGCGGCATTTGAACTGATGAAAAGGGCCAGAGAAAGGAAAAGCACAAAATCCGCATAACTTATCCCAATGGGTAGCCTTGACAATTACAACTTTAGATGCTTAACTGTTTCGCATGGCCGATATACTACCATTTAAGGCCCCTCCCTTAGAATTGAAAGAATCCCCCTGTAAAAAGTGTGTCTACAAATCATCCCTCTACCAAATTCTGATCCTCGCAGACGAAATAATCAATAAGCTACCTGCCAAATCTCAATAAAAAATTCAACAATAATTGAAAGTATTTGTTTTTATTTGTATTCTATATAAAGCATACTTGAAGAAAAAACTTGACAATGAGGTCAAGTATGCTTTATAGTATAACTAATGATGGATGCACCCCCCGCCGCTCCGTGCTCACCGTGGCGAGATGCCAAAAGCAGACCGGAGGCGGGGGTCAATAAAACTCATAGGAGGCCCAAAATGAGAAAGCCGAACGAATCAGAATATGCATGGTGGACACGGATCATCCAGGAGGCCGAACGGGAGGCTAGAGGGTAATGTACGCTCTCCAAGAACAAGCCGCATACAACCCAGGGCTGGAAGAGGAAGCGCCGGAAACATTTGAAGTCATCTGCGAGTGCGGCAACGTGAAAACTATTTATGTTGAAATGGTCCGCAACCTCTGCGCTCGGTACGGATCGTATATGAGGGCGGTAGATCCGAGGGATATGATGTGTGAAGAGTGCGGGGCACACATGGAATTTTGACATAGGGGGAGGGATCATGGAATTCACAGTAATATATCTATACGCTACGAACAAAATATATTCCCCGCTCTTCCCGAACCATTGTAATGCGTTCGGATGCCTCAGGCCCCCAGAGTTGCACACGATGGGGACCATGCCGATTAAGGGATATTTCGCAAACGACGACAGTATCAGAATTGCTGTGAGAATCCCGCTCTGCCTGTCCCATGCCAACGATATGCGGATAGCGGATGCATGGAAAGAAATAGAGTAGAGACTGGAGGCAGAATAAAATGATCCTCATAAAAATGGTTATCTGCTTTTGGCTGGATCTCGAAGACTACGGTTGGCCGGAACAATGGCCGGAATAGTAAAAAAACAAAGGGAGGAATTATGAACAAATATTTTAACGAAGAAGAATCTGCCGGTATCGCCTACGGGAAGGTTGGCATCTATGGCGATGCAGGAAGCGGGAAAACGAGAACTGCGGCTGAAATTGCAATAGGTCTTCACAAACTCATTGGGAGTACTAAGCCCGTAGCAATGTTTGATACAGAGCCGGGAGCGCACTTCATAAAGCCGCTTTTTGCAAAGAACGGGATAAAACTCATTGACTTTAATAAGAGCCGAGCTTTTGTTGATCTTATAGGATGGGTTAAGGAAATTTCTGGCAAGGTGGATATCGCACTTGTTGACAGCATAAGCCACGTGTGGAGGGAATTGCAACTTGCCTATCTTGCCAAGATCAACGAGAAGCGTCCTGACCACAAGAAGATAACTAGGCTTGAGTTCCAGCATTGGGGGCCTATTAAATCAGAATGGGCAAGGTTCACGGATCTTTTCTTAACATCTCATATTCACATGATTGTTTGTGGCAGGGCCGGTTCAATCTATGAATACCAAGAAGGCGATAATGGGAAAAAGGAACTTATAACAACTGGCACAAAGATGGCTACCGAGAAAGAAATGGGTTATGAGCCGTCCCTTCTTATCGAAATGATAAAAGATCACCGTAAAGATGGCCCGGTAAGAATTGTCAATATGTGCATCGTTGAAAAAGATCGCGCCGACATTCTCAACGGAAAAGAATTCGAATTCCCAACATTTGAAACATTTAAGCCTCATTTCCAATTCCTAAATATCGGCGGCTCTCACTACCAAGTAAGCGATGGCACAAGCAAAGATTTATTCACTCCTGACGGTAACGATGGCTGGTCTGAGGAAAAGCGCCAGCGGGAAATAATCAACGAAGAAATTGCGGCACTTTTCACAAAGAACATGAGCGGCAAAGACGCTGATACCCTCAAGAAAAAGGTTATGCTTTTGGAGAAATATTTCGGTACAAGTAGCAAGACCAAAATAGAAAATATGAAATCTTCAGAGCTTCGCGCTTGTTATTTGGCGCTCAAGGCTCACTTTGAACCGGATGCAAATGTAGGCTCCGAAAACCTTTCGGCAGAAGAGGCACAAATTTTTGAAAAGGGGAAAATAAATGTTTAATAAAGTTATATTGGTTGGGAATTTAACAAGAGATCCTGAAGTGAGATTTACTCCAAACGGTAAAGCAGTCGCAAAGTTTGGGATTGCTACAAATAGGAAGTATGGAGACAAAGAAGAGACTTTTTTTGGGGAAGTCACTGTATGGGACAGGCAGGCTGAAAATGTCGCGGAATACCTCAAAAAAGGGAGTAAGGCCCTAGTTTCAGGCAGGCTTAATACAAATAAATGGGAAGATGCTAATGGGAAAACACAAAGCAAAACAGAAATTATTGCAGAAGAAGTAAAGTTTATGGATAGTAAGCCAAAAAAAGAAAATACTCCTAGTGATGAAACAGACATCCCATATTAACGATGAAGCTCAAACCCTATCAAATGCTTGTCGAGAACGGAAGGATATTTATTTTCATTCCCGATAGTGTTGAGATTATTTGGATTGGGGAGAGAGGTCTTGAGGTGTGCTTGAATTAACGCGGCGGTCACAAGCCGCCAGGCGAGTCTTTGTGGACCGCCTGGTTAAATCATGGAGGTAATTTCATGAATCAAAAAGAGCACGATAAGGAAATAGGACGTTGGCAGGAATCTATTTACGAACTGATCAAAAAAATCAGTGGGGCCGATTCAGAAATTGACGGCGGGTGCTGTGATTCGGGCGATGATCTGGATGGTACTCTCGTAGAAATCGAACAGGGATTTGAATTTTTTAAGCAACGAGTGATTGAGGCCTGCGCGAAGGTTCTTGAAGATGAGCATAAGAAACTTTCCAAAAGGAGCTATCCTCCTCCGCAAATTCTTATAAAAATGGCGAAGAAGGTCAGGAACGTATCGATTTAACGCAGTCGAGAGGGACGGCGCTTTCCCGTTCCTCTCGACGACTTGGTTGGAACGTTTTTTATAGAAAGGAGATGGCCCATGTTTACCGAACAAGAAGCGAAAGATAGGTGGTGTCCTCATGTTCGTTTTCAAGATACAGAACCAGACTCTCAACCGGCAAACTCATGGTCTATTCATTCGAGTTGTTCAGACGAAAATAAATATGGCACGGAACGCAACCCGAAAATTTGCCGGTGCATCGCTTCCGAGTGCATGATGTGGCGTTGGGAAAACGACTTGAAATCTAAGGGCGGCGAAGGCAGCAAGGGCTTTTGCGGACTCGCGGGAAAGATCGGATAGTTCCAACGCTTGCGTCAACCGCAAGCGAAGCGTAGACGGTTTGGACGCAATTGTTATGCGTCCTTCATTGGGAGAATAAAGTGAATAAAATTTCTTTTGTTATTTGGATGCTGTTGTTCCCTGTAACCACATCATTGGCAGAGGCGATTATAATTGTCGCACGATCAAAAGCAGGTATCACAGCACGATCATATTCTGATGGCGCATACGCTTTTGAAGCTCTCTTTGAAACCGCTATTTGGGGCTACGTTGGCTATATGCTTTTTAACGCATAACCAGCCATGAACCCGACTTTGCACAGTTTCCGGAATGCATAACTCATGAGAAAAACGCGGGAAGAAAGAAAGTGGGAGCGCTCTCAGAAGTCCAGCCGGGCAGCAACTATAGGATGGGAGCGTATTCATGCCGCAAAAGCCGCTGCCGGTATCGTTGAAATTTACAATGACGTTCACGCATACGGTGCCTACGAAATCACAATCAAAAGCATCCGGTCGGGCAAGGTAAACGTCCTCTACTCCACGAAGGAGAACGAAGAGATAATTTTTTTGCTGATTTGAATGGGCAGCCGTGGAAGCCGGAAAGGGTGTCCATATCTGCCGTAACGCGGATTATCAGAAAAAACATTGTGAAGACCAGGAGCGGAAGGATCGTTTAGCCCACTTGACAACTATGCGCCATCTATCCTACAATAGCACCTCAACCCCCGCTGTCATCCTGGCAGACGTGCCCGGCAATGGCGGCGGGGCCTCTCCTTTCCGTCAAATAAAAAAGGATGGTAGCTATCTATCTATGGCTGGCAAGGTATCAACACGCGAGCGTTGCCCTAAATGCGGCCAGAAGTTTCAGTTCATAGGCGAAGCTGATATACTCTGCACGTCCTGCCATACTAAGCCCGAAACTTTTTATATATATCTCTATTGGCCCGATGAATATTTAGGCCGCGATCACAAAATACCTCACGATACGGACGGGAACGCTCTTGACAGTTTCAGACGTGCTCATAGGCTGCTTGAGAAGATCCGTAACGAGATAGATTCAGGTACGTTCATTCTTAGAAACTACCTGAGAAAAGAACGTAATCAGTTCAGGGGACGCATACTATTTCCAAGGTGGCTTGCCTTCATCAAAAGCAAAAAACGGTCCCTCAATTACACTCGCAAGCTGGAACAATATGTAAAAGATTATTTTACTCCGCTGCTAGGAGAAAAAGATTGTACACAACTTAAAACAAGTGACATTAGTAAAGTTAGAAGCTTTCTTTTAGGAGAACTAATCAGAAAGCAATGCGAAGAATGCGAACTTGCAACAACTTGCGTCTACTGCAAAGAAGGATATAGAATTAAAGCAGGGAATCATAAAGGGGGCTTGCTTGCTCCGAAGGCCGTAAAGAACATTATGGATCAGGCAAAGTCTTTCTGCAAATGGCTCATGCGAGAAGAATTGATCGTTAGAATGCCTATATTTGATTCGGTAGAAGTTCCCGAACAACTGCCTACCATCATGCCGATTGAAGACCGAAACAAGGCGCTTGCTGCAATACGCTCTCCAAGGCTAAAGGCCGCTATTACATTTTATGTTTACCACCCCGCAATGCGACCTTCCGAAGTCGCGGCCCTCGACGTAAGGCACTTTGACCTATCATACCGCTGCGTAAAAATTGCTCACGGTCTTGACTATGACAGGTCAATCAAGACGCGTAAGAACAAAAAAGAGTACGTAATGCCCTTAAGTAAGCATTGGGATGATTCGTGCATTCGCGGGCGCTTCGGAAATGAGATAGCTTTCCCAAACAAAGACGGAGGTCGGTACAACGCTCACACGCTCAATGAGGGCTGGCGCACGGCTTGTAAGTCTGCAGGAGTTCCTTACGTAAACATTTATAATGCAATGAAACATACTGGAATGACCGAAATGGCCCGCAATGGAGCGTCTACAAAGCAATTGCAGACTATTGCCGGTCAAAGTTCGGCCAAGTCCCAGGAGCGCTATATTGCCCTGTCTGTCGAGTCTGTACGGCACTTGGTTGATGGAAGTATCGGGGAAGTACCGGGTATCGTGCAGGTGAAAGATAAAGTAACTGAAAACTAAGAAAAAAATTGGCGTCCCCAGGGGGATTCGAACCCCCGACAATGGTAATTTCATGCTTTTAGATCAATATGTTATAATAACCAGATAAGCGAATGGAAGTATTCGGGAAGTACATATAATTTACAGTGGAAGGCGACTAAGGGGGTTGTTGATGGAAAGTAAATTCTTTAAAAAAATGGAAGACTACAGGATAATTTCTCGTTTCTACGAGAATCAAGAATCATTTTCTGTTGAAGAGATATATCAAGCATTCAAAGAGCGGTTGATTGATGAATTAAAAGTAGACCTACCAAATACAAGGTTTATGGGCAAGCTGATTGATGGAGGTGGAAAGTGAAAAAGGCAAGATTTTTTATTCTTAAAGGGTTGGATAAAATGGAAGTCGAGTGTGATGGTGTAATTCTTGAAACCAGTGATGGTCAGGCGTTTGAACTGTATTACAGAAAGTCTGACAATGAAATTTCCTTGACCACAGATCACGGACGTTTGATTATTGTTCCATGTGCATCAAATACTGTTAGGGTTAGAAATGAATATACCCGTAACAAACCCGTAACAGAACAGCGTGAAGGAAAAAACAAAGTTGAAAATTAAGGTTATAATGGAGCGGGCGACGGGTCTCGAACCCGCGACCATGCGACTAAATAATGCCCCTTCCTAAGAGGCAGCACATTATAAATCAAGAGGTTACAAAAATGCAAGCAGAAACAATCCAGCCTGAGGATACGTCACAAACACGTAACAGGCTTTACCTCTTTGACTTCATGACTTCTGCCATTGCAATTGTTTTTTCTGAACTACCCGAAGAACTACCAAAGAAATAACCATATAGATCTTTTACGATTGCGCTCAAGGCACCAATAAGCATCATTAAAACGTCCCTTGCAGATCCTTCAGGTATTGTTCTGGTAAATAGCGCAAAAAGACAGCCAATAAATGCTAGAACAGCTAGGATAGCAAGCACCTTTGGGAGCCAATCTTTTTTACCTGTTTTGGCTATTTCTACTTCTCGACTCCTGGCACTGGACCGGTCCTCTGAGGTGATTTTTTGTGATTGTATCTCAAATTCTTGGGCTTTACTTTCAAGTTCCGCAAGCTTAATTTCAAGTTCAGCCCGTTTCTCAGGATCTACCCCGGTTATAGCGGTACGAACATCTTTAAACAACTGACCAATGCCAGAGAACAATCCCTTTGCGGCACCTTCCGTTAAGTCAGAAACAATGTGGCCCATAATTATATCCTTTCATAATGCGGAATGTCTATAAACGTCTCTTCCGCAATGTCCTTATCATCATCCCAATCGGCCCCGCTCCTGATCCTTGACTTTATTTCCCCGGACAAATACATAGCATCAGCCGTTGCGAGAACGTACCCCATAAACATGTAGCTTCTGCACCATGCCCTGAACTGTTGCTTTGTTCCGTTTTTCCCATCAAGATCCGCATAGCTGTAAGGGTAAGGCATGGCGTCTATGGCGTTTGAAGGAAAACTATTATGCTTGCTCTTCGGCCAAGGGGTTTTTGAATTACCCTCTGCAACAGCCCTATCTTGCAACTCCTTGGGCCTGTGCCCTCTCTCGATTGTGTGATCAAACCGCTCAAAAACACGCCGAAACACTTTCTGCAAGTCTTCGTGTGCTGTATTCAACTGAGCTTCAGACTGCTTACTGTATTGGTTCATTTAATTTACCAGAGCTTTTAGAATATACCCAATCATTCCAAAAGCCCCGCCTCCTACCAATAGGATAATTACCTGTTGTAGCCATGTTACTCGGTCTTTTTTGATCCCATTTATTTCTGTCCAGACATTTTCCTCAAACGTCCTTAGTTTGCTGCCTAGATTATTAAGGTCTGTTCTCAAATGATCAATCTCTAAAAATAACAGGGCTATTTTTTCCAACTTGAGTACCGCCTCTTGCAAACCATTTGCAATCTTGTTTTGGTTATCCTTAATTTCTTCCAAATCTTTTCTTAACTCTCTGTGCCTCTCAAGTTCCATCGTGGCATCTTTCGCACTCGGGCACATGGGGTAATCGCATTCGCTCACTGGTGTCAACCCTTCTTTCATGTATTTTCTCGACCCCCTTTTTAATTGCCCTTTATTATGCGAATATGATACACTTGTTCTGCCTGATCTTAGATCAGGACCGGGCGGCTGGGCGGGGAGGTCGAAGCTCCTTGTTTCGCCGCTCGGACTTTGCTTACTGATTAAGTAAAAGCTTTTCCAAGTTTGGGTATTTTGTTGCCTTATCCGCCTGGCCTGCCTGAAACGCTCCCATTCTCGCGGAGGCTCGTTTGTTATCCAATAGGCGCGTGCCTCTGTTCTTATTCAACAACACGCCAAGTTCGGCTTTTACTACAGGGTTGTCCACAACGTAATTGATCGCCCCTATTATAGGGTTGCTTGATGCAGACCCTATTGAAGTTTTAAGCGATTGCAGGTCTGAGTTTTGGATTCTGCCTATTGCCCGGTCTATGCCTTCCTGAAGCTTTATATATGCGGCGTCTTGTTTATTAAGCCCCCTTATCTCTGGGTAAAGTTCTTCAAGCTTCGTCATTGCGGCATGTGCGAGGCCCTTCTTGCCAGATTCTGCTAACTGTCCACCGAGTGCGGTTTTCTCCGTCCCGCCATAAGTGGCCTCTTTGTAGAGTTGTCTTTTAATGCCGAGTAACTTATCCGTTGGGATCGTATCGCCATAGTCCATAAAGTCTAGTGCCTGTGCGTCCACCATCTCCCGTGCTTTCGTGGGGGCAGAAGACTTTCCTGCCTTTTCATACGTCTTTTCGAGCCCAGGTATAATGATATCTTCCAGCGTTCTCGCTACATCCCCCCGCTGTGCCCCTGAAGAAACAATGTCGTCAGCCTGTCCGCGAACGCCTTTTTCCAAAGAGCGCACCTTCTCAGCTCCGAACGGAGTCGGAAGAACGCTTTTTTCAAGACCCGCTGCAATCGCGGCTTGTCGGTCTGAAATTTCCTTCCCCGGCAAGGTTTCAACCCACTTCTTTCCAATTGGCATTTTAGTTGCACTCCCATAAAGCTTCTCAGGAAGGCTCGTTGCAGAAAGCGCCTTAACCGCGCCCTTTACCGGGAGCATTGCTATGCTGGCAGGCTCAACCGCGCCCGCTACGGATGAGGTCGCGGCTCCCGCCTTCTGTAATGCACCTACCTTGCTAAATTGCCCGACCTTTGACAGCGCCCCGCCTGACATACCTAGAAGTGTAGCTAAATCCCCTGCAATGCCTACCGGGTCATTAGCAAGGGTTTCCTTAATATTCTCCAGACCACCATACCTGTTCCCGTAATAGCCTTTTGCATTCTCAAAAGCCTGTACGTCCTCTTCCTGTAATCGCTCTTCTGAAACAGGGAGTATTTTACTTGCCCCTTTCGTAATTCCACCTGATATTAAATTCGCAAGAGATGTCCCGGTTTCTACAGGCGAAACTATGGGCTTTACTAAATTTTTGCCGTATTCTGTCGCACTAGGGACAAGGTTGCTTGCTGCGCGAGACATAACAGATGGCTTTTCAACAGGAGTAGGCGCATGAAGTTCTTCTATCTCAACTCCCTCTTCAGCCAAGTATCCGTCAACATCGTCATCAGGCGCACCCTGATCGAGCATCAGCTTCACATTGCCTTTGATACGGTCTATGTTCTTATCGCCAATAGGCATGGTTACTCCGTTTTAATGCCGTACTTGGAATACCGAGATGTTCCGGTTTGAGGCGCTACAGGCTGCGGCCCTGATTGAGTCCGAGGGTCATACGCCGGTTTTGCTTTAGGAAACGCGGGAGAACTTTGCGTTTCAAGCCGTGCCTGTAAAATATCGTCAATGGCCTTCAGTGATGCCTTCATCTGAGGCAATGAGTACGATGAATTAAGAACGTGCATTTGCTGGTCTACGCCTGCCTGTGCCATAGCTCCAGAATTGACAAGCGCCCTCTGCACTTCCCGAACAAGTTCATTCCGGTAAGTATTGACTTTTGCAATCCTTGGGTCGCCTGTGTTTTGAAGAAACCAGTTGGCTCCCGCGTTCAACGGGACAATCCCACTGTTGTTAAGCTCTTCAAACGCCGTATACATATCCTGCATGGGCTTGTCAATAGCCTGAATAAGCGCATTGCTCCGAATCAAACTCAAGTCTTGCTTCTTCTTGATATTGGCCTGCACTTCAGCCAAGTTCAAATCCTTATAGGCAGGATTTGAGCCGAGTTCGTTGATTACCGCCATCCTCGCTGTAGACCTTGCGGGAATTGAACTAAGTGAAATTTCCCCGTTTGCCACTTTCCATGCTGCGTTCTTTATTTCATCCTGCGAAGGCTGGTTTGTGCTGATTGACAAAGGCTTTGCAGCCCCAATCCTTGTAACCTTACCTGTTTTAGTCCCTACCGTATTGATAACGGGCTTCCCGTTTTCCATTGTCGTTACCGGCATAAGGGTTTGCTTGAGGTTCAAATATCTATCAGACTCCTCAGGCGGCAACTCTCCCCCGATATACCGTTCTTCAAGGGTTTTATCCATTCCCAACATTTGCTTCAGCGATATTTCACTAGCCTTTTCAACAGAATCCTTTGTTCTAGGTATGCGCGTCCAATCAGGGTTGGGCGCAGAAGTCTTTGGAAGCTCTTCAACCGGCCTCTGGATAGTCTCGGGAATTTCATCGTATCCTTGGGGCTTCTGAATAAGCTCCATTAGCGGACTTTTGCCCTTGTTCATCGGCAATGAGCTTTCCGTGGCTAAAGCGGCCTGTTCCAGCTGAGATGCCTCTAATTTACTCTTTTCCTGCTCTCTTCCGGACTGTAATTTGCTGCTTAAAAGCAGTTGCGCCAGAGAAGACAATAATTGCCCTCCCTCGCCTGAATCAGATCGCTGTAACTGCGGTATGTTAAGGACTCCCATTATTTTCTCCTTATGGCCTGTTATTCAGCCAATAGTCATCAGAAGAACTTGACCAATCCTGCTCTTTGTTTTTCTTCTTGCCGCCGCCCAGATTAGCCAAAAGAGAGGCAAATCCACCGCCCCCGCCTGAGTTGTTCTGAAGTGTCGATGGGTTAGAAAGAACACTATTCTTCCTCTTTACATCTTGTATCTGTGGACTTTCACGGTTCATCATACTTCCCAAAATACTAACTAGCGCACCCCAACCCATTTTATCCTCCTAGAACAACAGTCCAGACTTGCCCTGGCTGATTGTTGCCGCCCCTGTTGCCTGAGCGGTCATGATCTCGGCAAGTGCCTTAGCCTCTTCCGTAGTAAGCGAAGCTTCACCCGTTGCCAAGCGAGCCTGAAGATCCGCAAGGGTTGTTCCCTCTGCCGCCGCCAACTGAGCAAGTGCATTTGTTTCTTGAGCCGTAAGACTAGATGATCCTTCTGCAAACCTGGCTTCAAGTCCAGAAACGTATTGTGCCTCCTCTGCTGAAAGTTGCGCTCTTGCCCCGGCTTCCTGCTGGAGCGACCCCATTGCCCCGGTCATTTCCTGGCGCTTCAACTGCTCATTGCCTATATCTATATCCCTGACTGTATTGGCCCGTTCCGCGCCTAAAGAAGCCGCCGCCCTGGCAAGGTTTTCTCCGGCCATGCCTTCTGCCGAAGAATCCCCATACATGCTGTTAAGGGAGTCCTGAACAGATCTTAACCCGGTACCATACTCTTCCCTGGCTTTTGCTTTCTGCATTTCAAGGGTTTCGTCACTCATACCACCTTTACCTAAAACACGGTTAAAAAGCTCCTGCCGGGTAGTGACCATTTCAGGGGTTTCGTAGTAGCCTTTTGCTTCTTTAAAACCTGCCCTAGCGGTATTGGTTGCCTTGCCATAACCCGAAGAAAGTTCCCTTCTTGCCCTACCATATCCTGCCGCGCTTCCACTCCTGGCAGTATCGTATCCTGCCCTTGCCGAATCTTCGGCCCTGCCATATCCAGCCCGTAATTGTTCTCTTCCCTTTTGATAAGCAGGAGCAATCCCGGCTGCTGCTGCTGCCATTGCATTGGCATAATTCTCCTGATTCTCCCTTTTATTAATACCTAGCCCGCCCAAAGGGTCGATATTGCTTTTAACGGAATCTAAAAACCCCATAATTCCCCCTTATCCTATTGCCAGAAAAAGATACAAAGTTCCCGACTGATTTACGCTTGTGTTGACGCCAAGGGTCACGCTACCGTTTGAATAAGCCGTAACTGCGTCGTTCACAAAACCCGTTCCAGGGATATAAGAAACTCCTATATTGGCATACAAAGAAAACACCATATCACCAGCAAGCGGGAAAGTTGTCGTTCCGGTATTAACGCTCTTCGAGATAATCAGTAAAATAGGTGCAAAGCCTATCTCTACGGTCTTGCTCGTTGTTCCATCCCCGGTGTAGCTGCCACTCAAGCTTTTGAGCCCGTCCCTGGAAATTACCTGGAGAAAGCTTTCAAGCGGAACAATGTAATTATCCAGAGGGGTTCTGAGAATAAAATCTTTTCTGTGCATTACGGTTGCCTTCCAATAAGTTTATAAGTAACTTCCCATCCACGAATAGTCAATGTAGTTCCTACCCCGGACTCGGTGTGTTTAATATAAAGTCTATATCCAGACAGATTAAATCTTATCGTGGCCCTTCCTGAAGCCGCCCCGCAATCTACGGTTCCAATAGAAGTATACGTTCCTTCTGGATCGTCTATAGCCCCATAGACATTTATTGCGGTTCCACTTTCAGGCTTAAAAAGAATCAACAACTCATAAAAGTTCTTTTTCTGCCCAGGCGCAGAGTCAACAGCGGGGTGGCCTCTGTCTATAACCTCACAGGCTATAGCTGATCCGTCATCAGACCCCCCCGTATCTCCTGTTAATACATATCCTGTGTACCCGGCAAGATAATTTTGATTCCTGCTTGACGAATCTTTTAACTCTGCAATAAAGTTTGCAGGAGTATTGGTAATCGGCTGAGTGCCCCATTTATCCATTAAATAGTCATACCAAATTAAAAGATCACACTGTTCAGAAGATCCATTCGGCACAATCCATCGGCATTGATTCTTTGTCTTATGGACACTCCCAACAATCTTAGAAAGCTGGCCTTGGTTCAAAGCGTTCAGGTCAATTTCAAGCCCTAAAGCAGTTGGCGCAACGGATACCCCGTTATAAAACCAAAACCTAGCATTAGCGTCTATGAATGCCAGCACATTACGAATTGGAACGTTGACTATGCAGGCGTTATTGACCGCACCGGTATCCGGAATCATCTTGTTAAAACCGAACGTGTTCCTATCGCTTCCGTATGCGTTCCAGATAGAATTTGTTTTGAAAACTGCTAAAAATCCCGGTCCTTTTCTTATTCCTGTGACAACATCGCCGTCATTGGCGTCTAACCCTCTTCTGTCGTTCGTATCGCAAGCATTAGGCTTATTGACCTTGGAAAACTGCACATAACTTGAGTTAGGGCCTGCCATGAAAGCGTAACCCTGCCAAATCTCAATCATGCTGAAAACAGGCGGTACCCCGTTGCCAAAGCCGTCTATTGCTATACCCAAGCTTGTATCTGCAAGGTTATCCGTGTAAGTAGTGGTTGTGTTGTCGTTGATCGTTGCTAGCAGGAGCCATACCCCGCCGCCTACTGTTGTTCTCCAGATTCTTCTCTGATTTATCTGTGCATCGGTAGAAACGGGAATATCCGTAAGAGCTACCTTTCCGTTCGTCGTTTTATCAACTACCGTCACATCGGCTGTAACAGAAGAAGGGTTCGATTCATGCCCCAAGGATGAATTATAGAACGTTATTTTATAAGAATACGTTCCGTTTGTAAGATTCCCTGCCCCGACTCCGGCCAAAGCTACAGTTGCCGTAGTTACAGGGGCCGTTATCCCCATATTATAAACAGTGGTTCCGTTGTACTTCAGGTTCCCGTCAACACCGTTACCAAGGTAAAACAGATCATCAAATACCGCTGCATCGTAAAGATTATCTGCCGTCCCGGTCCTGTCACCACCTGCGCCTGTAAGAGTAAGAGAATTCCACTGATTTGCAAAAGGAGAACCGTACCGATAAACCCCGCTAAGTCCGGTTGCTGTCTGCTGTCGGGTAAGGTCTGACTTTACATAATCAAAGAGCCCAGTAAAGGTAGCGGGATTCCCGCCCTCTGTGAGTTGAACAGAGTTTAATATCTGATATCCGGCCCTCTTGGTGATAGAAAGAGCTTCATCAAGGTTAAATCCTTCAAACTTATACATGCCGTCATCGGCAAGCGAAGGGTTAACTTTCTTGTTAAGCTCGCCAAGAAGCTGCAAGTAACCGGATTTCATTTCTCTTGCTACTGCCATTAAAACCTCTTGTTGAAAGTAAGTCCTACCGCTGTTGAATTAGGCATTACTCCCGCCGAAACGTCCCAATTCTGCTCAGGTCTTTGAGACTTCATTAGATCCATGATCGCGGAAAAGCCCATCATCGGGCGCACGTATTTGTTGCCGGAAATCTTTTTCATCTCGTCTATGTCGCTATTCTGCGGGTGCTCTGGAGAAGTCTTTACAAGCTTCTTGGATATTCCCGCAACCTGAGCACCTTTTAAAATTGCATTGGCAAGATACATCGCCTCTTTTGATTCTTTGTCTTCTATGATCCTTGCAATGTCATCCTGAGCCTTGAACCCAGCGCCTTGAATGGCTATTTCATCTTCTTTGCTCTTATCGTAAAGATTCATCCCATACTTAGATGCGTTTTCCTTATCTTTGCTGGTCCATTTTGGGGATTTAGGTCCGTTGTCTCCCCAAGATTCGGTCAGGTTCCCATAATCAACGGTCATCGGGTATCCCCGGTCATTACCTTCCCTAACATGGCCTTGGGGATGAACTGCACCGCCGCTGACGGCTAAAGCTGCTATGAGTTTTGAAATGTCCATTGTGTGTAATATTTTTTTGCGCTGCTACGTGTATTTTAAAAAAGAAACGTTAATAACTTGTCTGTATCCATTACCTACTCCACCAGTATTGGTGATAACACTTTTCATTATAAGTGTACCCCCCGACGTAACAGTGAATACCCCCGTCGCATCGCCTATAAAAACTGTAGCAGAGACTTTTTGTATCCCATGAATGGAATTTAAGGCATAGCCATCCCAAACAGTCGCAGTGCCAGAAGCTTTTTCTAGCGAAGTTGAAATATAGTTTGCTGGTGTTGAACCTGCATCTACAGTAATGTTCACATTCATAATAAAAATATCACCCGTTGTGACTGTCCCAAGATCTATCGTAGTTGTCTCTGTCGTCGCTGTAGAAGATGTAGCATAAAGACACGGCCTGTATCCTTGAAGCTTATCTGCATTTAAATTGCTTACTTTTGTTGTTGATGCAATAGAAAATGGTGCAGTTCCTGTCGCGACTGTTGACGTAATTTGACCACTTGCGGCTAGCGCTCCACACTCAAACGCCTCAGAAGTACCCCACTTGCATATTTTCCCAGCCGTCTTCGTGGCCGTTGCATTCGCCGGATCTTCCACCACAAGACTTGAACCATTCAAAGTAGCAATCCCCGAAGCACTCCCCGGATTCTTCCCGTCTACTGTTTCAGCATCAAGCCCGATCACCTTCTGACCCTGTGCGTTCGCGTGAAGGATGAACGGAGGTAAGGCGCTTCCAGGGTTAAACGTATGCTGTGCGGTTATGGTCCTTGCAGTTGTGTTATGAACGTACTGAGTATGATCGTCTGCGTCCAAGGCTGCAAGGTTGGCATGGACGTTCGTGGCGTCAACGCGCTGATACTGAGCAATCGAAGTATCGTACATGTAAAGCTGTTTCAGGTCAGTTCTCCAGAACAAATGAAGTTTAAGCGGAGGACTGACAGGGAAAGACGTTCCACGTAGAACGCCGCCGTCGTCATGAAGATTTACAGCAAGCCTAGTTACTATGTCAGTCACGCTCCCGGCAGGGTTAACGCCTAGCTCGGTTTCAAGCGCAATGATCGCAGAGGCAAGCCCGTTGACGTGCGCTGCCACTACGTCATCGGTTGAATCGGCGATGAGAGTGCGCGTGTCAAGCGTTGCCGGGTAGCTGGTATCTTCTGTTTTTAAGTCTCCCATGAATCACCCTAATATTTGATAATGAAATTAATGCCTAAATTTTGAGGCTCAGTGCTGCTCCCTGTTCTAGGTGTTCCGTTTGTTCCGTTAGTTACCAATGCTCTTGCTAAATTTTTTAGACCTAAATCGTCTGCCGAAGCTGTGTTCCCGTCTGCTGCAGTGCCTAATCGAACACCACCACCACCACCACCCTCCCTAACCAAGTTATGATAATGTCCCTGGAGTTTATCTTGAGAATACGTCCCTAGTGTGGAGGTATATTGACTCCCGGCTGCGTCTACACCAGCCGCCCTTGTTGTTGTGCCTGACCCTTTCGGGAATATGCCCCTAAAATCAGGAACGCTAAAATGCGTCCCGTCCGCAGCCCCATAAGTGGTCCCGATTACTGCAAATAAATTGGCATAAGTTCCTGTTCGCTCTAGTGACGATCCGTCACAATTTACCCATCCTGTCGGGGCTGTTGCATTCCCATACATTGTGACCATTCCAACCATAGGGAGCCAACCATGGCTTAAAAGGCCGCTGCCATCGGCAATGGGAATTTTAGAGGCCGTAGGAGTAGCCGTAGCATTTGCCGGATTTTGAACAACTAAAGAGCTTCCATCGAGAGAGGCCAATCCGCTTGCTGCAGCCTTGCTGGAAACAAACGTATCAATCTGAGCATGGGTATTTGTTCCAATGTCCGTTAACGACGTGTGACTCTTGGTCGTTATATCCGCTATACTCGAAGTCGTTTTGTCAACCTGCGCCCAAGTAGTGTTGTGAGGATCGTTTGTATCTGCTATGTGTGAAGTAGAGGCAGAAACAGCACTATCAATCTGTGTATGGGTATTCGTCCCTTTGTCTGCAAGCTCCGTATGGCTGATTGAATTAGCGACAAAGGCCCCGGTAGTCAGATTGAAAAATGGAGAAAAGAAACTCCTGAGCAAAGTACCCCATGTGTTTTTATCAGTGCTTCCCGTTTGAGGAAATCTAGGCATTAGCTATATACCACCGTGGTAGAAGTTTCAGTTGAATAAGTAACCGTTATCGCCCCATGCTCTCCTGTTCCAAAATCTCCTGCTCCAAACTCTCCGTCTCCAAAACCGCCCTCAACTGAGAACGTAGAAGTAGTTGCAGTATCGTCGGTAAACGAAGAAGCGGATTCGTTGTAATTTGTCCCCTCACCGTATTTAAACGAGCCGTATTTCATTAGCAAAATCCTTCTATGAGACTCCATCGGAAAATAGATATTAGCAATGGGAAGAAATTTGGTCGTCATTTATATAAATAACCCTAAAAAAAGTTTTCCAGATACCCTTCCACAGTCTTGATATCGTCGCTCCCCCTGCTCAAAATAGACTGAACCAATTCAGCCTTTCTAATATTGAACAGACCGACAAATTCATCTGCCGATTCTTTATTCTGCGCCAAAGCTAAAACACAGGTCCAATAAACAAGCATGTCGTGAAAATCCGAAGGTGAAGAAGGAGAATCGCCGTCTACTGCCAGATCGTCCTTACGGGAATCGTAATAGATCCTCATGGTATATACGTCATCAGGGATTGGCTCTAGATTAAACTGTGTTCCGAATACCGTATATCTCTTCGGGATTCCCGTCTCAGTAAAAGGCCATTCCCCTTGCATTTCAGTCCGGGGAAACTTCAATTCGTCTAACTTCTCAATGTCGCTGGCATCTGATGTGCTGTATTTCTCCATACGCCGAATAAACCGGCAATCAGTCGGGAAAGTATAGGACTTCGTGCTAGCTACCGTGCTGAACGTAGCAGACAGAGTAAAGTAATCCTCTTTAGTGGCGGCTATAATTGAATTGACGCGCTGATTCGCCTTATTAATATAAGTGTTCAGGTTCGCATCTGTCCAAAATCCTTCCGTGGGCTCGTTCAGAAGAGTCCTTACGTCTGTTCTTATTTCAGAACGGTTCATTTAATCCTCAAAAAACCGGCAGAGTGTCTTACTCTCCGTTATCCTCTGCCGGGACTGTAACCTAACGCTCCCAGAATCCCATTTCAAACTCTGCCGTAGGTGCAGCGGACATTGACGCACCCCACAGATAAACCAGAAGAGAACCGCCCGGATTTACCACAACCGGAGGTGCCGGGAAGGTCTGCATGATGCTGGTCGTGCTGGCAAGCTGAGAAGCACTTGCTGAAACCGTGGAGGCTCCGAATGCAAGAATGTACTGGTCGTTGGCTACCGCAATTGCATTGCGGAACAGACCGCGCCCAACCTGTCTGACGTTTGCTGAAGCTGCCGGTGCGGTAATTGCGCCGACATACAGAAGGCTTGAAGTTGAAGTGCTTATGCCCATGTTGGCATTTTTGGGAACAATAGCCGTTCCCCCGGAGGTGTACCTGTTGGTACTGTCAAGAAGGATCGCATAATGAACTGCGGCCTCTGCCGTACCCGCGCCGACAATGTGAAACTTGATGTAATCAGGGATTACATTTGCGCCGCCCGTCGAATTGGCGTTTACAAGAACGACAGTGGGAGTCGTTGCGACCCATGCCGTACAAGTTGCGCCTGTAAGGGTTATGGCAGTGCTGATCGTTGCGTTTGTCGCCACATAATACGAACCTTCCTCTGCCAAACCGTGTTTGGTGCTGGTAAGCGGAATGTTCATCAGTTCCCCACGGTTGCCAAGCCGTGCATAAGCATCGGCCCCGTCGAGGTTGCGAGACGGCATTTCCTTGTAAACCTTGCCCCGAAGGGCTTCCTGTACTATCACGTTGCTCATTTCTGTTTTCTCCTTTTACACTAGAAGGTTAAATTCAATTTACTACTCATCCTGAAGTTCTGGCCTGACAGTGATAGTTACTGCTACCCTGTCCATCGTGGTCCCGCTGCCGGTTGTGGCTTGCAGGAAAAGCGCATCCCCAGCTGCAAACGCATAGTCCGAAGCCGTTGCCGAGAGCGTTCCGGTTACAATTGCATCAGAAGTCATATCCATGACCGCCGAAAGCACTGTTACCGCTGCCGCCTCAGTAGTTCCCTTGAGCACATTCAACGATGCCTCGTTTGTGCTTCCCTTTGCGCCAAGCCAGCCTTGAATGCCTGTGATCTTGCCAGCATAAGGGGCAATCCATGCCCCATACGTCCCTGCTGTCACATCTGCCGCAATCTGAGCTTTGTGAAACAGCGTTACTGTTTCTCGGGCAAAATTGCTGTTGTTCTTGTCGATGTTTCTGTCTCTAATTGCCATTTACGGACCTCCTTTCCTCAATTGTTAGTTTCCCCCGCGCCTGTCGCGGATTCTGTGTTTCTGCGCCGATCGTTCACGAAAAACCCGCCTTCGTGCTTTTCGCCAACACCAGCGAACGATATTCTTTCTCCTATCCCGTATTTCAACCGGATATAAGCATCATCGTGTACGGCTTCCATCTTATTGCGGTGTTCCTGTTCCTGAGCCTTTTCAATACGCTCCTGTTCTTCGTCGATCTTTCGGTTAAGAGCTTTTGCCCCTCCCTGTTTTAAAGGAGAACATTCATACAAGTCTTGTAGAACCCAGGTTCCGAGAGTTTCAAGCTGGCCTAGCGGGATCTCTTTGATCACGTACTTGACGTTTCTCTTGTCCTTCCCGACAACTTCCCATCTAGCCTTGAGTCCGTTCCACTCAAAGTCAAGCCGCTTGTCGAATCTCTTCAGGTCTTCTCGAAAGCTTTGTGGAGTCATAGGCCCTACCTGTTGTTTATGGAGAAGTCTTCTTTTGAAGCCTTGAGCCGCATCCGGCGCTTCTTTACCGGCGCTCCGTCAATAAGCACACTGTCTTCCCCAAGGCCATCAGTTTCCTTGACCTCAGCAACGTCTTTTTCGTCCAGGGCACCGTCAGGCAACGCAAAGTCGCCGTCCTGGTCTTCAACTATGTAAAGTCTGCTCTCGACAACTGCCCCGGAACTAGGGTCCCACCGGAAAGCATGTTGCTTTATCCCAAGCTCTGCAATCTCACGAGGAAGAGTAATGCCCTTTCTTCCGGGCTGCACATACCTTTCCCTGCTATCGAACGTGATTGCAACCTCATGATCTACCCTTGACTTCAGCGTTACGAAATCTCCAAACTCCTGCATTTTGTGTCTCCTTTCGCCCTTAGAGTAGGCGGCACTTTTAAAATGCGGGGGCCATCAAAGACCCCCGCTAAGTTGCTAGTAGCTGGCAATGTACACATTGCTGGCCGCCACGCCGTCCATACGGAAACAGGTAGAAGGCTTCGAGCAATGGTAGTTCAGCCAACGCCTATAGAAGGCTTCCCAAACGTCCTTCCCGGAGGTCTTTGTAAGGATCGCGCCGGAATCATTGGCCCACTCGCCGTCAATCTGCGTGTACTTCTTCATGTAACGCTTGTCGAGGCCGAAGAGCATTCCATAAGGAGCGTTCTTGGATTCGATTACCGGCTTGCC